AGTGTTTCATCAAAATACGTCTTCTTAAACGTAGAACCCGCCAACGGGAGATAAAACAGCATCTGATCCATGTCGGGCGTGTATTCTTCCATCACATTCGTGATGTAGTAGTTCATAAACTGACGTACACGCGACGCTTGCTGCGTCTTAGAAGCCGTTTCCTTACCCATTACTACGGTGCGCACGGGCCCCGAAGCAGGTAACAATTCATTAAATGCTTGTGCTTGGAACTGCGTAGCAGCTTCAGCTAACAAAGGATGGGTTACTCCGGAGGCTCCACGGAAAGGCTGAGTACGCTCATCGTAAGTAAAGCCCAAAAGCTCCAGACCGTTAGTGTAAGCATCTTCCCACTCTTGGCGACTCGCCTTATTGGCATCAAACTCACCTAGCAAATCACTCGAAATACGCGCCAGTTCCCTGTCCGGTATCTCTTCTGCCAAGTTTGCATAGAAATCATCGCTGACACCACGCTGATCCTGCGGATCAAAATCTATAATGACACCGCCATCATCTTCTGGGCTGATTTCAATGGAACCAACGTCAGTCGCTTCAATGTCTGCCATCACAACATTGGAACTATCCGGCAACTCAAGCTCTACTTCAGCCGCTAAATCGTCCGTGTCTAACTGCGATGGTACATCCATCAATCCTGCATTTGGTTTACCATTTGCCATTGCCGCTCCTAATGATCTGAGACAAAGTAACCATAAGAGTCACGCGGGAAATATAAGTCCATGTCCGCATCTTTGTCACTCTTAAACCTACGTTCATTCGCAGGCCTGTTCATTATTGCCTCTAATTGCTGAAATATCTTAGCATCAACCATCTTAGTTAGTTGTTCTGGTGTAGCATTTATTCCAGCTTGTTTAAATAAAGAAATTCCTACAGCGTTATTACGCTTGTCCATCGCACGATGTCTGCGATCAGAAAAACCTACATCTTCACCAAGGTTCCCAATCGTCATCGCGGTCTTTGGGCCGTAGTCCATGGCCACCATACCACTACCCAAGGCATGTCCACGGGCGTCCGCCAGTTCTTGTGGAGTAGGCAAATCTTGGCGACCGGCTGGCCGACCATGACGATTTGGCCCGTCAATAGGGTCTTGAACTAGCGGATATCCGTAATCGCTTGAAAGAGTTTCAAAGAAAGTAGGGTCTTGCCCATAGTATGATTCGCGGGCCGCGGACCCCGGATTGCCAGACGCTCTTATCTCTGATTGTTTATTAGCATCAAACTGTGCGCCTTCTGGCGGAGACTTAAAAGGTGTGTACTGTTCTGCAAAGAAAGTTCCTACACCACGTTCGTCAAATTGTTGTTCTTCCATAGGGACTGTAGTATCGTCTAACACTACAGTTGCACCGCCGTCCTCATAATAGGACACGAATCCGCCCGCTCCAAGGTTCACCGCAGGACTATTCATTCACGAGCCTTCCCATAATAAAAGTTAATAATACGCTTTCACTTTAACATGGTTTTCATCATCTTCCCAGTCATCAGTTGGTAGTTGGACGAAATTTCCTTGTCTATAGCGCATAAGGGCTTGCGTCATACTATCAACCAAATCATCGTGTTCTCCATTAGGAAAAGCCGCCACTTCTTCAATTAACTCGTCTGAAAAAGTTTCGTCGGGGGCCCAAACCATCCCTGCTTCAAACAATGGCGAGACACTATGTACTCGACTCACCTTATCGTTACCACGGCTCGGTGTAAAGTTAACAACTGGTATGCCCATGTTCCGTAGTTCGTGGGTCAATGACATACCACTAGCTTTGGCCTCCACAATTACTGTATCAGGCTCCCAAAAATTATAACTCTCAAGCGCAACTTGTTTTAACTCAGGAAAATCCCAACGTCCCTTTTTACTATCTAATAGGATCAGGTTGGGACCCGAACCACCCTCATTAGGATAAAACACACCCCACGTGGTAATCGCAGAATAATCCGCCGTTTCCCTTTTACTAAACGCCGTATCGTAACTCTGAATCACATATTCAAGCTGCGGTATCTTTACAGGCTCCCAAACACGCCACCACTCACGACGAATGATCGCATTTTCCTCACCCGTAGGATTTTGTTGGTACTGCGCGTTCCACTTGGACGGAGGAATCGACGCCTTAACCGCCGTCAAATCATCCAAACTCCAAAATTCTGGCCAGCACGGAGTCCCATCATCAAAAATTGCAGGTAACTCCACAACTTCCCATTGATCTGCCAACGGGTCTTTTGCCATCGCACGTAATAATTGACCCGTCATGTCCTTCTCAGACCACCTAGTCTGAACTAAAACAATGCTTCCACCGGGCTGCAAACGCTGTCGAGGACCACCCGTGTACCAATCCCACGCATCATCAAAACCACTATTGCTCATAGCAGTCTGCTCCGAATGCGGGTCATCAATAATCACTAAATCACCACCACGACCAGCCAAGTTCGAGCCAACACCCACCGCGTAGTACATACCACCTTTGTTCGTGTCCCACCGACCAGAGGCTTTACTGTCCGCAGCAAGCTTTACTTCAGGGAATATCTCCTTGAACTCCTCCGCCTCAATCAGGTTTTTTGTCTTACGACCAAAGTTAACCGCTAATTCTGTCGTGTGCGTCGCCTGAATGATCTTCTTGTTCGGCATACGGCCCATGAACCACGCAGGAAACAGATAGGACGCAAATTCAGACTTCGTGTGACGCGGTGCCATGTTGATAATCAGACGCTTCAACTCTCCACGAGCCACCCTTTCAAGCTTCTCTGCAATGATCCGGTGATGACGGCCCGCGATGAAGTCCGGCCAAACTGTTTTTACAAAAGTTAAAAAATCATCACGGCATTTCTCGTTCTTCTCAAGCTGCGCAAGCCGAAGCTCAAGCTTCAGTTTTTTCTCTTCTAACAATGTGTTTTGCGCTGCACTCATAGGGGTCCCTAGCTAATTTTTCATACGCAGTTTTCAATGTTCCACGTGGAACATTCGCGTTGTTTCACGTGAAACATAGCACCAATTATATGCGATTTTAAGCACAAATATAAGACAGTTAACTCTAATTCAAAATAACGCATAAATATTCGCGAGAAACATGGCCCAAGCCTCCGCTCCGTAAACGCGGGGCCATGCGCCCCGGATCGCGGTTTTTGGCTCTCGCTCCACGGCATTTGACCCGATAGCCGGGGGACCCGAAGCGATTACCCCGGCGGATGGATCACGGCCAGCGGCCAGCGGATGGAAGGCAACCGGCCCCGGATAACTGGCACCGGCCACGGTGCAACGTCCGCGGTTTAACTTTCACCGGCTGGGGTCGGGGATCGGGGACCGGAGCCCGCCGCCAACGGCCAACGGGGCACGGCCAACGGCCACGGGATCGCGGCCCGTAGGTTTGGGGAAGGGTGCGCGGGGCGGGGCCCGCCCTGTTTAACTGCGAAACACTAGGCAATAAAAAAGCCCGCACGGGGCGGGCTTAGTGTTGGCGGATCGGTGGCGCTAGTGGCCAGCGTCCACCAGTTGCTGGGCTAGTTTTTGCGCTTTAACGTAAGCGGCGTCGGCTTCGTCTTCGCGGCCAGCCATCCCCATTACGCCGAGCCATTGCAGTTGAAACAATAGTTTTTGCGCGGTGGTTTTCTCTTCGGTTTTCTTTGCAGCTTCCATCAGTCAAACCTCGCAATCTTAGTTGCACGGGTTGCACGGTCGCGAATTGCGGCTATGCCGTATTCATAAACGAAACACTCGAAGCCCTCGAAGATGAAACGCGCCAGCGGTGCCAGTGCGGGGTCGTCGTCGTGTTCGCTTTGGTATGTCCCGTTGTGATCGTCAATAGTACCGCCGAAGGGATAACAGAACCCGCCGAACTGGTAGGCGTTATCCATGCCCGCCGCGATGGCGTCCAGCGTTAGGGCGTCGCCCGCTTCAATGCAAGCTTGGCAAAAGAAGTCGGGAATAATCCCGCAAGCTTCCGCCAATTGCTTTGGCGTTGCCCCGCCGATGTCCGCGTCTTGCGCTGGATTAAAAACCCGATCCAATAAGATATCGGACGGGCGTATATTTAAAGTGTGTACATTTTCCATAGTTATTTACTCCGTAGTTTGCGGCGGCTTTATTGCCCCCGCGTATGTGATTATATGCGATAACTTTTAAAAAAGTAAACCCCCAACAAAAAAGCCCGCACAATGGCGGGCTTTCGTTTTGCGTTGTCGCTGGTGTTATGCGGCGACTTTATCCAGTAGCGCCCCGGCTTTGCGTTCCACTTCAATGCGGGCGTCTTGGTGGGGAATGTCTCGCGCTATCGCGGTGATAGCTTGCGCGGCATCCCATACGGTTTCGACTGGGCGGCCCTCTTCTTTTAAGTGTCGGGCGTTTGCAGCTTTTGCCATGCGTCCAGATAATCCGGCCCGCTTGCTTAAAAACTCTAAGCGGCTTTCATCATCGTGCGCAATCTTAGCGGCTTTGGCAGCTTGCACACCTTCGACAAATGTCGCGGTCGATCCATGCGCGAAGCTTTCCAATGCTGGGCGGGCTTCCATCGCAAAACGATCCGGCGCGAATTTGGTGTGCCTAATCTTAATTTCTTGGAAATTCTCAACGCCCCAAAGGTTTCGATTCATGCAAACCCCGCGCAGATACATCGCAGCAATGCCCGCCGTCTTGCTGCCGGTTTCACTGTTCCAAGCATAAAACCCGCGGAACATTAAATCGGGCTCCCCGTTCGGA